ATTTCTCTTGGCCCTATCTGATCCTTATGAACCATCTTACACACAATGGTCATACCCTTACAAAGTCCATAGGCATAAATAGGCCATAGTGTGTCTGACATCTTAGCTAAGGTCTCAACATCTATATCAGAGACTGATCTGGTCATTTTGTCATATTCTACAGGATCAAATTTAGATTTAAGAATGTCTTCTGTGACTGGCTTTCTGTGCATCCATTTGCATGCCTTTTCTGCCAAGTCCATAATTGTTATGAAGCATCTTGAATTCTGTGTCCTGCCAACCGTCACTTTCTTCTTTTTCCCTGTATTCGGACCTTTCTTTTCAGTTATTTGTATAGACTCTTTCTTATAAGGGGTTGATCCAAATGAACAGTTGTCTGCAACGGAGCCTCTATTGTTCATTGTGCTCCTCACACTAGATTCACTGATCACATAATCCAATTCATAAAGTTTACTAACCAAATGATGTATGGTGTCGTCCTCTCTGAATTCCAAGCTTGACTTTTCAGATAAAGATAGCACAGAAAGACATTGGCAATAAAGCATGCTTATGTAACATGAGTTGAAAATTCCTGCATGTCTATGTTTGAAAATGGTATGCTCAACAAATGATTTATAATCAACATGCCCTCCTTCCATCAGGCACTCATGCACAGGCTTTAGAGAAGTGCTTGACTTGTCTTGGAATAGGTCAGCCAACTGAGTGTCTATGTCCTTTGCAGCGTCCAGTTGAAATTTGATATCATAGTTGGACTTCAGATGTGCTTCAACCTGAGCATAGTTTAGCCCCTCAACCTCTCTCAGCACATCCATAGTATCTGTTAATTTCCTTCTTCTGGAGTCAGAGTATTTCTTTCTCATATTGATTTGTTTAATCAGGACTCTGGCCTCTGAAACAGTTTTATTCTCTCTGAAAACTGTCAACAATTTAGAGACATAGAAAGAATTGTACACATGTTGTTCTCTAAGGATGCATGTGCTTTCGTGAGGAAACGCCGCTATACATTCCTGTGTGCTTAAATTAATGGTCTTTGAATTAAACTCTGTAAGTTCTTTAGAGACCATCGTGTAAATGTATTTTTTGCACTGATTTGCCTCCATATACTGTATCATAGTGATCATCTTGTTCATTCTCATCATGTAAAGCTTCTCAAAATGACATGTTGGCTTGTAACCATCTCCATAGGCCTTATCGAACAATTCAGTGCAACCATTTGAAAATCCAGTTGAATTGACATACAAGTATCTTATGGACTCTGATGTCTCAGAAAACCTGGTGTTATTATGAAATAGACAAATCAAGGGCATGGTGGTGTCTTTTATCAAGTGTTTGTGTATTTTGCTGTTTTTCATTGTCATTCTTGTTTCTATTTCCATTGAGACCCAAGAAGTGGCTCTACTTGACAAAGTGCAATCCCAGTCTAGATCTGCAGGAGACATATTGGAAACTTGTGTGACATTCATCTTATGAGGTCTACAAAAGTGCTCTGGTGTTTGAACAAAGTCACCCACACAATAATAAGTCATGTCGGTCAGGTTACCCATGGTTGATGACAAGTTGCTAAGAACCACCATATTTCTATTTGACACATTTGAAATCTTAATCATGCACATTTTTTTCTTAAATCCATGTGAGCCAGTTTTGCCTTCAACTGACTTGTGAAATTTTAATGTAAGGGAAAGAGCTTTTGCTATTTCATTCTTCTGGCATATCAAGTCAAAAAGCCTAGACTTTAAGAAAGAGTCAGAGCAGCTAGCAACCATGTTGGAACAGAATTCCACTTCACTGCAGTTTGAGTTTTCATTATGCATTCTGTTCAAATTGTTAAGCAGGATTAAGTTCTGTATGTACTCAGTGTTGCCATTGTAGTTTCTTTCATTCCAACCGCAAAGCTCTGTGAATCTTCTTTCAATGTCTGAATATTTTATTGGCTGACTCTCTGCTGTCTTGTGGTATGGCAAGTCCCTCCCTTTTCCATACGAAAAAGAGAACAAAGAGGAGAACTCACTATCTGTGAAATCTATTAGGTACACAGTAGAGTCTGAGTCACCAACCAAAGATGCTGTAACTTTTGTGTCCAAATTTTCTCCATTACAATTTAAGATGGCCTTTGATATGGGATCCAGGTGTGTTCCAGGCAAAGTTAAGAGGTTCTTTAGAATTTCTATGGGATTCTTGGTGATGGAGATTGATTCGCATAAAGGGATAGAAGTTGTGCATGTTGTGGAGCATTCATTCATGTCCGTGAAATAATCAAATGAGTATAAACCTTTGGAGTCCATATCTGTAGACAGAAGCTTTTCAAAATGTAGTGCTGAGTCCACATCATTATTGCCAAGGCTTCTCACACAATCATCCAAATCGAAATGAGACTCGAATTTGTTTAAACTTGTGATCTCTCCTGTTTTCTTTTCAGCTTTAAACACGTTCACTACAGGTTCAAGTAGATTCTTGACATCTGACACAGTTAATTCTTTTATGGCACTGATATGATCATCCATTATGTCAAAGTCATGTTCAAAATGTCTGGATTCCACAGATGGAAAGGTTATATTAGTTTCAAACCCCACAGGCGCTTGTTTTGTTGAGAGGACCTTATGAATACAGTGTTGAACCAGGAAAGTGGAAAGAGTTTTCAATTTGGGGGCATGAGTGTATTCAATGAGTCCATAGTAGTCAATCATATCATTCCTAATTTTAGTAGGGTACCAAACATCTATAGCAACCAGCTCGTCACCCAAAATTGCAAGTATGTCGATGTCAGAAACCAGCCTAATTCCTCTGCTGTCTGTTCCTTCATATAGTAGGATAGTTCCGCCAGTGTTGATAATGTGTGAACACATCTCCAATGATCCAATTTGATGTATGGAAACACTGTTAGAGTTAGTCAATAGATCTATCTTTGACATATATTGACCCCATTTCAAGGAGAATTTTGACACCTTTTCCAAATCAGCTTCTCCTGATAAGCTTAGGTACTCTTTGAGCAATGTGTCAAAAAAAGTTGCGGAGAACTTTGAGTTTTTTATATCATCAATGAGGTTCTGCTCAGTCTCTTGTATATCACTTTCCATTGCAACTTGGGC